CTCAGGTTGGTGAGGACATAAATGTCCCTGGCAACGAATCTGCGACCGACATTCCTGTCGGTGACAAAAAGGAGACAACTGGCACCTTCTGGGACGAAATTCAGTATTTCACTCGGGATGAACTGAAGTGTAAATGTGGTGGGAGGTTTTGCAATGGCTTCCCGGCCGAGCCTCAGGAAATGACTGTCCGACTGGCAGATCGTGCCCGGAAACATTTCGGCCGTCCCGCTCATAACGTCAGCTTCCTGCGCTGCCGGCAGCACAATGCCAATTCCGGAGGTGTCGCCAACTCCCAGCACATGTATGGAGAAGCAATGGACATTTATATTGAGGGCGTTACTGCGAACGAACTCTACAGCTTCATGAAGAAGCAACCGGAGGTCCGGTACACCTATAAGATCAACAATACAAATGTCCACTTCGATATTCCTAAGGGAGCGAGGTGATACCAATGCAGCAAATATACGAAGTGATCGAAATGATCACGGGGAAGCCTGCTAAAGAAGTGCTCGGCGTAGGCTTTCTTTTCCTGATGCTGTTATCGATCTTTGTTGAGATAACCCCCATCAAATTCAATCCCATCACATTCCTGATCCAATTGCCTGGCAAGATCATGGGGTGGCTCAGTAAGGCCATCAACGCGCCTGTTCTGGCCGAGCTTGCGAAACAGGAGAAAACCATAGGGGAGATCCGGGATGTAGTTGATGACAACGAAATCGATAGGATCCGGTGGGAAATACTCGACTTCGCAAATTCTTGCAGGCAGCATAAAAAGCACACTCTGGATGAGTTCGTACATATCATAGAACTTAATGCAAAATACCATTCGATTCTGGAACGCCGAGACCTGAAGAACGGCAGAATCGATCTGGAGTATGCCTACATCGAAAAGATCTACCAAGAATGCCTGGAAGAAAACAGCTTTTTGTAAAGGGAGGGGATCTCAATGCGTAAGATTATTTAGCGTCACACAGTAAGCCATAAACTCTCAATCACTCAAGGAGGAAAAACAAATGAACTTCGACATTAACGCAATCGCCCCTGTTCTGCTGAACTACGCATCCATTCTGCTGGGTGTCATGTTCCTTTTGGTCTTCACCGTCAACGTCATCGTTGAGGTTGTCAAGCGCCTGGTTCCTGTGGTCCCCACCGATCTGGTGGTGTTCATCGTATCCATTGCGGTAACGATGCTGGCCTTGTGGATCTGCGCTTCCGTCCTTCAGATTACTATCATGTGGTACTACGCCGTCGGCGCATTGGTATTGGGTATTTTTGTTGCCTATGCTGCCATGTTCGGCTTCGACAAATTCAAAGAGCTGTATGACCGGCTCAAGACTGTCGCTGATAAATAAATAACTTACGCCCCCATCGAGTCGCCTTCTGCGTGGCTCGGTGGGGGCGTTTTTTTGTTTTATATCGGTTTACTCATTGAAGTCTTGCAATCCCGGTTGTAACCGATCAGGGGAGGCGGCAGAGGCAACGACAGTAAAACCTTTCTTTTCAAGTTCGTCGCTGAACTCCTCAAAACTCATGTGACCGGCCGCTTTCATCGCCTTGCTGACTTCCTTGAGTTCTTCCTCTGTCCAATCTCTGCTCATATGGGCAAGAACTCCTCTCGGGTAAGAACACCGACACACTCGTATCCGACCCAGTGAAGCGGGGGATCCAACTGCTTCCATTTTGCTTCGTCATAGCAGAAGGAGCAGTTCAGATCTCCGGATGCCTTATTGGGTACGGTTTCTCTGAATAGTGCTGTGGCTTCGTCCCAACTGGATGCTACCACCTCAAGCCATGCGTTCTGATACGGTAATTCAGGATCGTCGTTGAAAGTGAAGTAGTACCGGTTCATGAGGTCATAACGCTCGGGGTTAATTGCTACATCCCATGCGACGGGAGGAATGTTGGAGCTGCTCATCGCCCGAAGCGCCTCGTCCATTCCGCACATGTCGCAGATATGGATACCGTAACACCGACTCAGTGCATTTCGAGTTACCGGGACTGTCATGTTGTTACGGCCGCAGCGAGGACACGGGTAGATGCCCTCAGCCTGCTTTGCGGCAAGCCTGGTGATAAAGGATTCTGCCTTTTGCTTATCCATGATGGCCTCCTTAGATGTTATAGAAGAAGAACTCTGCCACGATCAGGAATCCGCCGATAAGAGAGAACTCATAGCGGTACGTGGGAGCTCCGGGGAGTGCGATGCCGGTTTCGCCGATTTCAAGATCGTTTATCACCGCATTGCGAAGAGTGCCGGTCTCCCAGACCTCCGGGGGATAGTACCGATCGCCGTGAAATGCACCTTCCCGCTCGAAGCTGTCGAGCATCAGCAGGAAGCTGTATGTTTCATCGGCCACGTCGTACACATGGATCGTGGTGGATCCGCCCTCGCTTTCGTGGTGAGGACGGTGGATGGTCTGCAGCAGTTTGTAATTGGAATTCATAGTGTTACCTCCTTAGTTTGTGTGGGATACGGGGTGAGTAGCTGCATATAAGAGCTTCCTGGCAGGGAAGCCGAAATCCTGATAGCCTTGCTTGATCGTGTTCAGGTAGTTGGGAGAAGGCTTGCTCCATATCTTGCCGGGGGTCATAACATAGACAATGGCCGGGACGGTACGCAGATCTGGGAGTTTAATCATCATGACCTTCTTGGTGTACAGGGTGGGATAGCCTTCGTACCGATCCAGACGGCGCTCGTCCTCGGCTGTGATGGACCAGATGCCGACCGGCACTTCGGATCCCTTTCGGGGTTCAATGTTGGCAACGCCGACTCTCCAGTTGCTCCGGAAAGTGATGCGGTAATCCTTCAGGACAGTGGAGCCGATCTGATAGGCTCCGGGGCAGCGATCCTTCATCTGCTGGACGTTGAGGTTGCTGCCGTAGGCGATGTAAAATTTTCTGCTCATTGGAAATCATCCTTTCTTTGGTTCTTCGGTGCCCTCCACAGATACGGTATCCGGGAGGCCTAGGTAGTGGGAGAGGTAAGCACCCTCGAAGTCTCGTTTGTGAATGGGAAGTCGGTTCTTCCGGCAACTTATGTTGATGTGCTTACCTCGACTCATGTTGAAGTATCTACACTCCAGGCACTTTGCTATGTCGAAGGTTTTGGGATCCTGGATGGGGCAAACGATGTGGTACACCATGACTACGCCTCCGCTCCTGCGATTCCATCCTTAAGCTTAAATACTGTATAACAGTATTTCCCGTCGTCATCTAGAACTGTTTCGACCTGGGTGATATTAGAAAGAGCAATGCTCATCGGGGAACCGTAAGTGCCGCTCTCGTATAATCCGGAGGCTACAGCCTTTTTCCAAAAGCAGCCAACTTCGATGCCGGCATTGGGGCCGGGGCGACCATGGTGCTTCGTAAACTGTGCTTTTATGAAGTTTTCGCACCACTCAACTTTAACCTGTTTCATGTACATGTTCTCCTTCTCCCCGTTGAGCCGATAGGACAGCTGATGCAAGTAGTCTTAAGATTGATGCAAGTTTGTCTTAAGCTGCGGTGGAGGTAAAGGCACTGGTCAGGTGCTGACGGCAGGTCTTGAACTCAGGACCTTTCATTCCCAGACGGTTCTTCAGGACACGGTTCATCAGGTCGGCTTTCTGCTCCTGGGTGTAGTGGGACACATCCTTGAAGAACAGGCGGTCAGCATCAGTCTCGATGGCCCATGCGCTCATAGCCAGGCAGAACTGAACATAAGCCTTGATCTTGCCAGCATGGGTGGTGCCGTTAAAGAGCCGGAACTCGACGGTGCCCTTAGTCCAGAAAGCGTGGAGGTTGATGCCGTGGTACCGGGTGGCGTTGTAGTGCTCGTGGCTGATGCCACCGGTGTAATCATCGTTTGCACGGCTGTACCAGATGCGTTCCATGTTTGCTCTGGTCTTCTCGGCCTGCTTCATGGCCTTCAGCAGAGAGGGGGAGATCTTGTGGCACCAGCGGTCGGCACGACCACCGATCTGAAGGGCTTCGTAGAACAGATCCTGACGGCCGGTGGCGAAGTTGATCAGGCGGGTCAGGCTTTCGGGGGTATGCTTTGCACCGTCCACGTGGACGTGGATTCCGCAGGAGCTATTGGCGATGGCACCAGCGGAGCGGAGAGCCCGGATGATGTTCTGCAGATCGTCCAGATCTTCGTACTGGAGGATGGGGGTTACGACTTCGCAGGAGTAAGAATCACCGGCCCAAACCACCCGGCCGTTTTCCTTGCGCTGGGTAGTGATGGAAGCGTCGGACATAGCCTTCCAGGTGCGACCCTTGCGATCGGTTGCACCCCAGGTCTTGTAATAGGTACCGATGTAGCGGGCGGTGGTACCGTAGTAGTTGGCAATTACCTTAGCGGCAGCTTCACGAGTCAGGCCGGTCAGCTCGATTTCTACGCCGAAGTTCTGTTCCTTGATCATCATTTTGTTTTCCTCCTGTATGTTGGGTGGTGTGTTTTTCTTTATGGGTATATAGTACACTAAATTGATGTACTTGTCAATAGTAAAGGAAAACTTTTTTGCTATATTTTTTCACATAGTAGCTTGACAAGAAAATCGAAATGGTGTACTCTTATCAGGAAAGGAGGAGGTTGCCATGGCAATATCCAATAAGGTCAAAGCTGTTCTCGAACTGTCCCTCAAGAAACAGCAAGATCTTGCTGCACACTTCGGCATGACAAAGCAGACTATGAGTAACAAGTTTGCAAGAGATAGCTGGTCCGGTAAGGATCTGGTGAGCGTAGCTGAGTTCGTAGGAGGTAGGCTTGTCATAGAGCTGCCTGACGGCCAGCGGATCGTCATCAAAGATGAAGAATAAAAAATAGCGCAGAACGGTTTTGCCGCTCTGCGCTATTTACGTTGTGACGTCACTTATGTACTTTCTGACCTGCGCGGTTGTCCTCGATCTTAGGGGTCTTGTTCGGTACCCGGATCAGGATTTCGTCAAGATCACAATCCAAGGCCTCGCAAATGAGGTCGAGGTGTTCCAGGTTCACACGCTCGCAGAATTCGTGGTACATTTCATTGATCGTCGTAGGGCGGATGCCGGTCTTCCTGGCAAGATCAGCCTGCGTCCATCTCAGCTCGCCAAGCTTTCTGGACAGTAAAATCTTAATCATACACAGCCGCTCCTTTTGGTGATAATCTACCGCATTTGCTATGAAATGTGGTTAAATTGTTAGATTATCACGGATTAGGTTATAAAAAAATCACGGTAGTCCGAAGACTACCGTGAGTCGGTGTGCAGTTGGGAGATCAGTACAAACCCGTCTGCGGTAAGGTAAATTATCGCAGGGGGTTCGTACAGCTCCCCTATGGTGGAGCCGAGGGGAATCGAACCCCTGTCCGAAAGCAACTTGGAAAGAACTTCTCCGGGTGCAGTTTGTTATTTACATTCCCTCATCCCGGCGGGAACAAACACCCTGCGGGAATCAGTAGCTTC